GGTGCTTTTGTTTTGGATGTTCAAACTGCGGTTGAAGAGAACTTTAATGAACCCCTAGATATATGTAAGAAGAAGGTGTATGAATCTTTCATCGCTCAGGGTAGACCTAAGTGGGAAGCTGAATATGCCGCTGATACTGCTGAAGGGTACTATCAAGAAATCGTCAATGACTTTGATGAATTTTCTTATTTGATGGCCTCTGAGGCGCTTAAATAGCATATATAGTATAGTGAGGTTAAGAAATGGAACCTATACAGGTTTTTGAGATTTTAGAAAAAATCGAAAACGAGAAGTCCAGACCCAAACGTCTGGAATTAATTAAACAATATTCTAACGTTCCGGCGTTCAAGGATGTACTGAGAGGAATTTTTGATGGTGGATTGGTATTCAACTTACCAGAAGGAAAACCGCCGTACACGCCTAATATACCGGAATCTGTCCCATCTTCCCTACTTAAGAAGCATAAAGAATTTGGATTCTTTGTCAAAGGATTCTCCAAATCAGATGGCATGCCTTCTTACAAACGGGAAACAATGTTTATACAACTACTGGAATCCATCCATCCAGAGGATGCGGAAGTTGTGTTATCAATGGTGAGTAAAAAATCACCGATCAAAGGTCTGACCAAGAAACTAGTAGAGGAGGCACTTCCAAACTTAATCAAATCCTAAACGAAACCAACAAAGGAGTAGTCTATTGACAGCAGCCCAAATAGAGCGTTTAAAAAAAGATTCTCGTGAAATCAATCATGCGATCACGAGACTGAAGAAAAAAGGAAAGGACTCTAGAGCACATAAACTAATGCTCAAAAAAGAGTTCCTCGAGCAATCGATACAAATGACTCAATAAGGGGGTGATCCTATCTCTTCATCGAAAGATGTCGTAGTCTTGGATTTCGTAATTAAGTGTGAATTAGAATATGCCCACATACATTTTTAAACATAAGGATACGGGAGAGATCACGGAAGTGACTCTCCCTATTTCTCAATTAGACCAATATAAGGAAGATCATCCAGAATTGCAATCCCAAATTACTGCACCCCAAATAATTACCAATGCAAAGTCTACACTAAGTATGGCTGGTAAAGATTGGGAAAACCATCTAGACAAAATCAAGAAAGGTTCAGGTAAAGGGAATACTGTCAATTCATGAGAAAAGAAAGAACGATGCCTCAAAGGTTACGCATCGACGATCTTCTTAGTTTCGATCCTATCACTGCCTCACAAGAGGAAGTTTACAAAGCATGGGACGAAGGTAACCATATCGTCATGGCAGGTACAGCAGGTACAGGTAAAACCTTCTCTGCATTATACTTGGCATTAGAACAAGTTTTAGACAAAGGCAATCCAGCACTTGAACGTGTTGTGCTCGTTAGGTCAATTGTACCTACACGAGAGATTGGATTCTTGCCGGGGTCTATTGAAGAAAAGATAGAAGCATACACAGGCCCATATCGTGCGATATGTTCTGAACTGTTTGATGACAGTGAAGCATATAACAAGTTAAGTGCACAAGGTCAAATAGAGTTTTCTTCTACGTCTTTTCTTAGGGGTGTCACATTCAGTGATTGTGTAATCATTGTGGATGAGATGCAAAACTTATCGTTCCACGAACTTGATAGTATCATAACAAGAGTGGGACAAAACTGTAGGATCATATTTTGCGGTGACTACTACCAGTCAGACTTTGTCAAGACACAAGACAAAAGAGGTCTCTGGAAGTTCTTAGACATTATAGAACACCTAAATAGATTCACAACAGTAACCTTTGGATGGGCAGATATTGTCCGATCCGACTTCGTACGTGATTATATCATGACGAAGGAAATGTTAGGAATTAACGATGAATAAAGAAACAAAAGAAGCGATATTCGAACAACTAAAAATCGACGAAGGAGTAGTTTATGAAATCTACAACGATCACCTCGGCTATCCCACCTTTGGAGTCGGTCACCTTATCAAAGAGAGTGATCCGGAATTCGGAGAACCAGTTGGTACAAGTGTCAGTGAAGAAAGAGTGCGGACGTGTTTTGACGGAGACCTTGAAACTGCCATCACAGAATGTGAGCACCTATACGGAGAACGGGAGTTTGGTGACGTACCCGCAGAAGTCCAGCAAATCTTGGTTAATATGATGTTCAATATGGGACGCACACGTCTCAGTGGTTTTAGGAAAATGAATGCAGCTATCCTTAAAGGCGATTGGAAAACAGCCGCCGTTGAAGGACGTGATTCACGTTGGTACAGACAAGTTACCAATCGTGCAGAAAGATTGATGAGTAGATTAGAAAACGTCTAACTCACAATATACCGTGAACTGAATAGGAGAAAAGTCGTGGCCAAGTATGGGCGACATGATACCCGAAACAAAAAAAGAAACAAACACAAGCAATTTGCGAAAGAAGGATTTAAAGGGAAGTTACATAATGTTGAACAAAAAGAGCGAATCGCCCAAAAATATAATCTTTCAGTATCTAATACTGAACGATGATCTAGATCAAAAGAGAGGCCCTATACTGGGTCAATCACGATCTAAGATTTACTCAGAGATGGCAGACATCTCTCGTAAGTCCTTTGAGATATATGCCGATAAGATCGGCGCAGATTACTTGTATTCAGACGAAGCGGTATTTACTAAAGCAGTCTATGAGAAGGACACTACTGTATCTCTCTACGAATGTCTGAGAGTTATCTACGATCCATTCTTTGATGACTACGACAAGGTAGCATTCTTTGATACAGACATCGTTGCTAACACTGAAGAGAATATCTTTGATGCTAGTGACGCAGAAGTCTATGGTGTCTTAGAGTCTGATATCCGAACTTTCCACGGTGGTGGATACAATGGTTGGGATGGAAAACAAAGTGTGTATGAACAATACGTACGCAAGTTTGAGTGGGGTGGAGTACCTATCGTACCAGCGATGCCACCAAACCATCCATCTAAACTAACCATCATGAACACGGGTGTAGTAGTCTGGACAAAAGAGGCACGCCTACGTGCACGTGAGATGTTTGATGATTGGCAGTGGTGGTTCTTCGAAGGCCCACAAGAACACATGTCAACCATGAATGATCAACCGTATATCTCTGGTCAGTTAGTTAAACATGATTTTGATATCGGTACACTAGACCAGACTTGGAATGATTCACCACACTACGAGACGTTAGAGGAATTCTTTGATATTGCGAAGTTCTGTCATTACACAGGTGGTGAGTGGAAGGTTGATATGATCCAACATTATCACGATAAAAAGTTCAAAATATTTGAATAAAAACGCTTGCCAAAAAGGGTAAGATGTTGTATTATAATGGTTGAGTATGGAATTTGAAATGAATAGAAACGATCACGAAAAAGTCATTCTGACCGATGTTGACGGTGTCCTCTTAAACTGGGGATATGCGTTCGATATCTGGATGCACCAACATGGTCATGAGAAAGTCAAAGATGTCTATACTGTGAGTGATGCCTACGGTATTACTAGAGAAGCTGGTAAGAGATTGACAAGGCAGTTCAACGAAAGCGCCGCCATTGGGTTCCTACCGCCTCTCAGGGACGCTATCCACTATGTGAGGAAGTTACACGAGGAACATGGATACGTATTCCACGCAATTACTTCTTTGAGTCTTGACCCTCATGCGGGTGAACTCAGAACACAAAACCTAAAGAAACTATTCGGAGAGACTGCGTTCGAAAGATTTGTCTACCTTGACACTGGTGCGGACAAAGACAAAGCTCTGAAGAAGTATAAAGATACTGGATACCTTTGGGTTGAGGACAAAGTCGAGAACGCAAATGTCGGAGATAAATTCGGTCTAGATAGTGTTGTAATGGAACATGGTTACAACATGGCAGATGAATCTTTCCCAATGATGAAAGGGTGGAAGGACATCTACGAATATCTAGAGGGATAAATGACAAGGTATGTAGGATTTAGTGAGTTCTATCACGATGCGGGCGTATCCGTAATTGAAGAAGATGGAACTGTATCATATGCCACCCACGCCGAGCGGTGGTCAAAGAAAAAGAATGATCCGGTAATTCCGGAGAACTTATGGGACTTCATTGGTCAACAAGACGATGAGGTCGTTTCTTTTTATGAAGACCACAAGATTAAGTTTGGTATAAGGGGTGGTATTGCCGCTCATGCTGGTGTATACAATAGAGCCACAGGCGATCTATCTGCCGGTGGTGATATAGTTGACAAAAATGGATACACAAAATCTCTTCGCCATCACGTCAAGATGCCACTCTATGAATCACTGGTATATGACAACCACCACTTACACCATGAATCACATTGTGCGGGGGCACTCTATACCCGTCCTTGGGATTCTCTAGAAGACACTGTCTGTGTCTCTATCGATGGAGCAGGAGAAGTTCAGTGTTCCGTTATCTACGATCACAATCTTAAACTAATCAAAGAATGGCACTACCCCAAGTCTATCGGGGTCATCTACGGAATCGTAACAAGGGCACTTGGTCTTAGAGTTCTTGAAGATGAGTATGTTGTTATGGGACTAAGTTCCTATGGTGAGGATGAGTTCTCTGATTGGATATACAATGAGTATCATAAGTTTAGTGATCATGCACACGAGATTGATGCAGGCGTTCTTCTGTCAGGTGGAGAGTCTGCCAGAGAACAACAGAGAGTGCATTTCAGAAATCAACTCATGAAGAAAGTTACGGAAACAAAACCTGAAAACGCAGCTGCATCCGTACAAAAATTTGCAGAACGTGCCATCATGGAGATCATGGTAGAGGCACGTAAACATGGATCGAAGTTAGTTTACTCAGGTGGATGTGCACAGAACGTTGTTGCGAACTCTATGATTGCAGACCTATTCGATGAGGTACATATTGCTGTCGCACCGGCAGACTCAGGATCATCTCTGGGAGCGGCCGCAAAAACATGGGCAGAAGCAACCGGAAAGGATAAACTTATCTGGACTCCATACTTAGGGACTAATATTGATCGTGAGATTAATCCAAAAGAAGTTGTAGATCACTTGTTATCAAAGAAAGTTTGTGGTGTTGCAAACGGACGTGCAGAGTTTGGCCCACGTGCACTAGGTAATCGATCCCTAATTGCAGATGTTCGGTATGATGTCAAAGACACAGTAAACGAAATCAAACGCAGACAGAAGTATAGACCCTTCGCTCCTGCTATTCTAGAGGAGTATGTGGATGATTATTTCGAAGGTTATACAAACGAATACATGCAGTTCACATCAAAGGCACTGCATGACTACAAATCCGTTACACACGTAGACGGTACTGCACGTGTCCAAGTCGTACGCAAAGATTGTCAATCGATATTCAGACAGATAATTGAGGAATATTATGAGCGTACTGGCGTCCCAATGTTACTAAATACTAGCCTGAACATCCGTGGGAGACCAATGGTTGATGATGAGAAAGATGCGAAACTTTGGGAGAGTAAATATAATGTCAAGGTGTTCTGAAATGACAATAAAAGGAAAACACTATGACAGAAGAAGAAGTCAAAAAGTCGGGGTTTCATCCCGCAGATAGTAATGGTGATGGTAAGATATCACCTGAAGAAGAAAAGATGTATTTGGAATTTAAGAGAAAAGAGCTTGAAGATGCAGACGCAATGCGTGACGCACAAAGATCAATGGCATGGTTTTCTCTTTGGGGAATGTTACTCTATCCAGTAATGGTAGTGGGTGCAAACCTAGTGAAATTGGATAGTGCCTCTAAAATCCTTGGCGATATGGCTGGGGTATACTTTATTGCTGTTGCTGGTATTGTGGCGGCATTCTTTGGTGCACAGGCATTTACAAACAAAAAGTGAGTATAAATGATACAAGTTACATGGAGAGGCACGCCGGGAGTCGGTGATTTTATGATGGCTTTGAATGCATGTCACCAACATGCGTTCACATGTAACGATAAAATAGAACTCACAATGCATTGGGAACATGATGAGAAGTATCTACATCATTTCGAAGACCCTGAAACTATCATTGAACGAATGGAGTACATTCATAACTTCTACCATCGAAAAGATGATGTAGAGGTCAAACATGTATTTGAAAGTAAAGATAGGTATTCTGATTGGTCTTGGAAAGATGATATTAAAGTTGTAAATGGAATACCAACGATACTTCATCCCAAAGAACTAGGCAGACCGGACGATATGGTCAGTAAAACTAGATATTGGTTTAGTGACGGAAGATATATCGACGGTGATGGGCATCAAAATACACCTGAAGGTAATGCACCACATAACCACTGGTTATTTCGAAAGGATGCTTTTCAAGATACAGACAAACAGAAAGTTGTAGTCTGGACACCTGTGTCTAATGCCGAAAATCCTAGATGGTGGAAAAGAAAATTGACACCTAACGATTGGCGTGTTATAATAGATAAAATACGCCGACAGGGGATGAATGTAATTGAATTAGATTATAGAACACCTGTACGTGAAGCGATGTATCATATATCAAACTGTAGATTGATAGTTTGTTATGATGGTATGTGGCACTATATGGGAGCCAACTTTGCAAAACCTATGATAGTAGTGAGTAAAGAAGGCGTCACTAAATATCACACTCCACACTGTGTTAGAGTCTGCCCTGATACACAAGAAGAAGAAAACATCTGGTGGTGGTTAGATAGACCCAACGACCTTTTTGGTCATCCAAAAAAGAAAGCGGTTGAATACGAAAGAAGTTTACGACATATATATGAGACAATTAGAAATTGATTTTAACAAACCCAGAGATGCCACACCAGAAGAAGTGGCAGAGTGGTATGAGACTGAGTTAAAGCCTCAGGGTGATAATGCAATGAAAATGGTTGTATACGCAACTATAATTCAGGCCACAGCATTAGGTTTCATGGGTTTGTGTATGTATGTAATAGGATTAGCAACTTGAAACCTATATCAATCGATAGAGCAGTCATCGAAATAAACGGTGGTTGTAATTATTCGTGTAGTATGTGTCCTCAAGATAGACGAACAGGTGGACGTGATAAAAGATTCCTCGCAAAGATGAGTCTTGAAGAATTTGAGAAGAATGTCATCGACTGTAAACAACATGGTCTACGTGTTGTCAACCTTGAAGGTTCAGGTGAACCTACTCTAAACAGAAACATGCCTGAGTATATCAAGATCGTAAAGAAACACGGTGCAAGTTGTTTTGCATTCTCTAATGGATTTCGTATGGAAGGTAAGTTCATGAGAGACTGTGTAGATGCTGGTCTTGACTTTTACAGATTCTCGTTTATCGGATCAGATGAACAAGACTACAGTAAGTGGATGCATAATACAATCTCAGGTCACTACCATAAGATCAGAGAAAACATTCAAGAAATGGTGAAGTATGTAAAGGAGAGTGGTAGCAAGTGCGTCATTGCAACCTATCACTTAATCACCGACAATGAAAATATCGAGAAGGAACTTGAACAATACAAGGAACTAGTACATGAACTTGGAATCAAAACAGAAATCTGGAAGATGCACAACTGGAGTGGAGTCTACAAACCAACCTACGGAAGAGAAGGTAAGGTTAAGACATGTGGTCGCCCTTTCTCTCCTGACGTTGTTATTCGTGCTGGTGGTCTGGAAGGGAAGCGAGGCGCAGTCGCACCATGCTGTCAAGTGCTTGGAAGAGATGAAGAGGCCGTGCTTGGTCATACCTCTACCAACACTATAGAAGAAATTATCCGTGGAAAAGAATACTCCGCATTGAGGGAAGGACACAGAACAGGAAACTATCCTGATTACTGTAAGTCATGCGACTTCCTGATTGATGATCCTGAAGTTCTCGTATGGACAAACCATGAAAGAGACCTATATAAAATGCATGGCACAGAATTCGATCTAAACGATTATAGGGAATGATATGACTAAACTAATCAATTGGATCAAGACTTTACTTCTCGAAGAGTACGAGTTGACTGTATGGTACAAAGGTGGTACGGAGTTTGATCCTAAGACCACTAAGAGAGTTTACAGGTTAAAGTCTATATCCAAGAAAACGCAAACGCATTTCAAGGGAACCATGATGAATGGACATACTCTTGAAATCAAAACAACAGAACCTTTTGACTACCAGATAGAAAAGATTTATTAATTATGAAAACATTGATATATCAGGTTGCGGTGGGCAAACCATCGAAACTATATGAACACTGTATTGAGAGTGTAGGTAATTACGCAACAAAGATCGGATCGGATCACATTGTTTTAACTTCACCTAAACTTAGAATCAAACCTGATCCATTTAACTCTGGTCGATCCCGTGAATCATGGGAGAAGTACGGTGGGTATCTACCTATCTATGAGAAGGAGAATGCATTCGACTATCTCGAAGATTACGATAAGATCGCCATCATAGATGCAGACATCTACATACGTCCGAATGCACGTAACATATTCTTAGAGATGGATTGTGAATGTGCGTTTGGTTGTGTCTTTGAACGTGAGATGGACTTACAATCTTGGTATCAAAAAAAGATTATTAACTATTCTCAGATGCAGTACGGTCAGTTACATAGTAACAAAACCGACTTCAAACCAAATGAACTAGGATTTGAATTTGCTAACATGGGTATGATTCTACTCAATAGTAAGTTATTTCTACCATATCTAAAAGGACAAACTGCAAGACAATTTATTGAACGTTCGGAGTTCAAAAACTTTGTAGATGGTGTGGGTACATGGAAGTGGTCAACAGATCAGACTTTGTTGAACTTCTTTCTAAAGAAATACAATATACCTACTACACACCTTAACCCTACATTCAACGGACTGTTCAGTGCAGTCAACAATCTTGAGGAATGCGACTTCGTACATTTCTTCCTAAAGGACAAGTTACCTAATAGTGGAGAGAACGTCGAAGAACTCATGAAACAAATATGAGACCGAAGGTAAGATATGGATTGTGTTATCCGTCCGGTGCGGGTGGCATGTTCCTCACAGAGTTAGTAGACAATACCTCTTTTGAGGATTCGGGTTGTTGGATATCAGATACAAACCCCGGCTGTAATAGAAACACACTATTCAATGAATACGGTGGATCGATTCACTGTGTTCAGGTAGACGGTAGTACTCAAGCATTACCTGTTACTGATCAATCAATCTTGGTTGCAAAACAAGACATACACAAATATCTACCGTTCTATGATTGTCCTACTGTCTATCAGATAGAGATTGATGAAGACTGTTTTGACTATACCCAAGAACTCATGTTTCTAAAGAAGTGGTGTGCTCCATGTAACTTTGCTTCTGAGATAAAAAATGAAATAGATAGTTCTGGTGTCACTACTCAACTAAAACAGTATCAAAGTGTTGACCCACACAGCAAGATTGTGTTACAATACGTGCGTCACTATATGAGAGATGGACACTCTTTTGAGGACATCATGGTGACTATAAGAAATACATGGATTAGTGATGGACATAAGTTCACTCCAAAGGATGAGTGGGACAAGTCACATCATAGACAGACACAGTTCAACGCAGAAGAAATTGAAAAACATTCTGAGTTGAAAGTGGTAAACTATTCAGATTTATTTCTGTATGGTTTAAATACAGACAGTATCTTTGACAAGTATGAACAAGATATTGCGGACTATCGTAAACGGAACGATAAATTACTTGATCTGTTTGCGTTAGAATTTTTATAAATAATAGCACTACATTAAGAGCGTGAACAGGAGAATCCTATGCTAGAACCAAAAGACTTTGTGAAAAAGATTCGTGATGAAAACAAAGCACTCTTCGAGGCATCCAAGATGAATGTCAAGGCGTACTTCGAAGGAGACTTACCTAAAGAAGAGATGGTAGATCACTTCATTGGCCGTATGGTTAATGAACGTATGAACATGACCGAAATCTCTAAGCAAGTATCTCAAGTAGAAGATAATGCTAACCCTAAAGAACTCGAACTTCTTACTCGACAGGCAGCTGATGAAGCTAAGCACTATCGAATGGTAAAAGAAGTTATTGAACATATCACTGGTGGTGAAATCGACGTTGCTGAAGCATTACGTAAAGAACGTGAGATGAACACTGCTAAGGGTGCTACACTTCTTGAGAAGTATGATGCTGAAGATGATGAGGCAGTATTAGCTGCATATCAACTTGTTGCAGAAGGACGTGCGGAAGCAGTCTGGAATCAAATGGCAGATACTATTCAAGACGAGTTTATCTCAACCCGCTATCGTCAAATTGCAAAAGATGAAGGCTTCCACAGTGGAATCGGTGGATGGAAACTACGTCAACTCGCAACAGATGCCGATACTCAGTCACGTGTACAACGTGTGATTGAAGGTATGCGTAAAGACTTGTTTGAAATCTCATGTGCGAACACAGTTGAAGCAACTGGCTCACGTCAATTAGTTAACGAAGCATACGGTTGGTAAAATGAAAATTGGACTCACTCAAAGAGTCCAATTGCTTTCAGAACAGTCAGGGATCACAGGTGATTTTACCGATCATAGTTGGTATGTGTCACCTCTGACTAAAGATCATGAATTGATACCCGTTCCGAATCGATTGGACTTAGATTATGATGAACTTGCTGAAGAGTTAGACCTACTCATAATCACAGGCGGTAGAAACGAAGATGTTCGTGTCATTACCGAAACAGAACTCTCAACCTCAATGGTCTCTATGGGTAAACCCGTATTGGGTATTTGCCATGGTGCGTTCTTACTTACCTCAATATTAGGTGGTGACGTAGCACCAGAGAAAAAGAATCATTTCTTTTCAGAACACCAAGTTTGGTATAGAGGAATGCCTAAGTGGGTCAATAGTTTCCATCAACCATACATAAACGAAAAACCTTCCGGTGCAGCTGTGCTTGCAACAGACCCCGAAGGTGATTGTGAAGCTTGGATAAAAGATAATATCTGTGCAATCGTATGGCATCCCGAAAGGATGTTAGAACCTTTTGTACCTGAAGAAATACTTGAAGCAACAGGATTGACATTATGAAGAATTTAATTTCAGATGAAACAGTTTGGTGTGAAGACGTTTGGAGATTTGGTGTTCGACATTACAAATCTAAAACCCATGATCACCAAGTAACTTTACCTGAGTTCGATGGAACTCGTTACATCATAGCACACAACTGTGCCATTAGTACCGCAGTTATGAAGACTAATATCTTTGGTAGTGTTGCTATGCAAACAACACAAACTCCGCATATCAAGATGCTCAAAGATTCTTTCTTTGTTGATATCATGTTTCCCGGCTTGCAATTAAACGAAGATAAGGTATATCACATACCAAATCATCCTACCGGAAACTTATCATATATGGATGGTGGTACAAACTCTACTGCAATCGAACCCGCACGTATGGGTCTGCCTGTAGTAAACTATGTGCACTTTCCTGAAGGTATGAATCAAACTCTACACACCCATCCTAGTCAACGTATTGGTCTGATACTATCAGGTACAGGCGCAATTGAGTTGAACAATAATAAGTATTTCAGTTTAGCGAAAGGAACTGCATTCTGGATGGATAGAAATGAACTACATAATTTTATGTGTAACAGTGGTGACGATGTAACCCTGTTTGTCTTTGCACCTGATTCAGGTATGGGGCCTACAGATGAAGTCAACCCTTTGAAAGCGAGAACCTATATTGGACAAACAAGATAAAAAACTTATTATCATAACAGGCCCTCAAGGGTCTGGTAATCACTTATTCAGTAAAATCTTTGCACTTCATCCAGATGTACAAGGATGGGACTTTGGTCACAAGTACTGGATACCTAGTGATGAGGAACCCTTTGCAGACGCATGGGTAGACGCTACTAAAACAAAAAAGTTTCTGACAGACGATCTCATGGTCGCAAATGTCAGTGTACCATTTGTATATGATGGTGAAAAAAGAATTCCTGCCATCCAAGAAGTTGTGTATGAAGCACAGGATGCTGGATATAACGTTACGGTGTGTGTGATCGCTAGAGATCGCAACATTAATACACTACAACAAACACGAGTACGTGGTGAAGAAACACTGCCTATAGCATTACAGTATTATCGTTGTTTAGATGCAGACATGGCCTATCTCTCTCATGAGACATTGATGTTACATAAGACCTCGTACTTAAGATGGGTGTCTAAGTATTTGGACTTTCCTATTGCAGTAGATGACAATAGAATATTCCAGATACTTGCGACAGATGAAAACGCAAAGTACGTTGAGTACGTAGAGAATCACTGGTTAGATAAACATGTCTGGATGGGAATTCAAAAAAAGAACCTCAGATAGTTACCTATTGATGACAGGTGCGCCCGGCTCTAGATGGAGTGGGGTGGCAAATGGCATCTACGCATCTGTTGATTTCGATCATACGGACTCTTCAGGTGAGAGAAGTTATTCTCATCACAACGGACTTGTACATGGGGGCGCATACTTTGACCCAGAAATGGAGTTTGAGTTTCGCAAGGACAGGTGGGATCGTCCTTTCTCAGGTGACGGTGTTCGCCTGATTAAATCTCATACTTTAGCAACTCACCTATCAAACTATAGGAAGTACAATATAATTATGGTGTATCGCAACAGTTGGGATTGTTGGAAGTGGTGGAACGAATGCGGTGGTTTTGATATTGCGTATCCAAGTTATAAGTGGTACAGAAATCAAGATCGAATGTACGAACAGATTCAGTTACAAAATCAAGGGATAATGAGGTTCATATATAACTATAGAGAAAATGTAACAGAATGTGCAGATAATTATGAAGTGCTCACCACATTAGGAATGAACTTCACAGGTGTGAAGATAGAAGAGTACAAAGAGAAGGATTTGAAAGTTTATGTCTATCAACCCTCACATTAAGTTCTTAACGGACTATTTTACAAATACGTGGCCTTCGTCACGAACTGCGGGTCTGGATAATTATTACTGGACTGGATTTAAATTAATAGATGAAATCAAAGAAAACGAACGTGTCTTGGATGTCGGTTGTGGAGTTAATCCTTTTAAGCGGCATATTCCTAACCTTGTTGGTATTGATATCACCAACATAGGTGCGGACGAAGTGTGTCCAATCGAAGAGTACGAACTAATTGATATGTACGAGGAAAAGTATGACGTTGCGTTTTGTTTGGGTAGTATTAACTTTGGGAGTATGGAACTGATCGATCTCCAGATCGAAAAGATTGTAAACTGTCTCAAAGAGAAGTCAAGAATATATTGGAGATGTAACCCCGGCCATAGAGATCATGGCAACGACAGAGTCGGTGAAGTTCCGTTCTTCAATTGGTCACTGGATGACCATGTATTTTTCTCTAACAAATACGGTTATACAATAACAGAGTTTATGCCTGATAGAAATAGGATGTATGTGAAATGGGAACGTTAAGAGAATTATTTGATAAACATGGTTCGGATAAAGGATCGAAGAAACACAAATATGATAGGTGTTACGAAGAATTCTTTGAACCTGTAAGAAACGATGAGATCAATCTTCTAGAGATTGGTTGTTTTAAAGGAGAGAGTACAACTGCATTTCGAGAGTACTTCCCTAATGGAAACATCTACACTATCGATATCTTCGAAAGACATTCCGCTGAATCTATTGATGCGCTTAAAAAAGATCGTGTACATTGGTTGAAACATGACACCATGCATAAGGCACTTCCTCTAGCAATTAGAAAAGAATGGGGAGATATTGAGTTTGACTTTATTATCGATGATGGAGCACACTTCCCTATTGCTAACAGACTCACATTTGAGAACTGTGTGCAATTCCTAAAAGAGGGTGGATCGTATTTCATTGAAGATGTCTGGATGTTAGGTGGTGAAGCAGAATCAAAACAAGTAGTGAATAATAACTGGGTCAAACGTAAACCCATCATGTATGATGTTCAAGAACATTATCGTATGCTCGATACCATAAGAGAATGGGGTGATGTAGATCATTACGACTTTACAGGAAAGGGTGGGTATCCAGACGGATACATTTTGAGAGTATCATGATAGAGAAGTTATTCATCCATATCCCTAAGAACGGTGGAATGACTATTCGTAGGAATAGAGTTCTGAGACCAAAGGTTATCTTATCGACTCCAGATGTTCACAAGGATCGTGAGTATACTCGTGGTCTTGAAAGAAAGATGAATGAGACTGGAGATCATGTTGGATACGAACACGCACGTTGGAGAGACCTGAATCCTAAACTCACTAATAATGTACAGGCATTTGCATTTGTTCGTAATCCTTGGGATCGTGTTGTATCACGTTATTGGTTTGCAAAGAAAGTTATTGAGATCGAAAAAGAATCAGATCACTACGGTGAAACAGATTATGCAGACACATCATCATTTGAAGCGTTCCTAGAAGAACGTCACAAGTGGGGTGGTCAAGAGTATATGTGGCATCGTGCAATTAGAAACTGGTATCCAGCATTTGATCACGTTAGTGATCGCCATGAGACAGTAAAATGTGATATACTACGTTTCGAAAATTACAATGAAGATATTCGTGCGTATATGAATATTGCATTCGATCCTCAACCAAGGAACGTGACTGCTGTATATAACGAACCGTATCAACAGATGTATACAGAAAAGACTAAACAGATAATCGCAGATTGGTATCAGAAAGATATTGATTACTGGGGTTTTGATTTTGATACTGGGGCGACAAAGAACTACTGGCAACCATAATGCATGATGCACTACACAATGTAACTGAGGCGATAGACTTGGCAAATAAAGTTGAACAACCAGAACCAACTCAAGTTGGATTAGATGGTAAACGTCATATCAAGGCGTTGATCATTACTCTGACTAATAATGGTGAAGCAACTGCACAAGCACGTCGATTGATTAAAAGTATTCATGAGACTAAGTCACAGATCAATCCTCTTATCATGGATGCATCTACACCAGAGACCGCAAAAGAAGGTCTTGCATCTATCACCTACAAAGATTTTAGAAAAGCACCGTGGACATGGCCGATCCAGTCATCGCATGACGGTCTTGATATCAAAACAGGCCTGTACAGAAAAACGTACAGAGCAAACGATCATCGTAAAGTAATTGCATGTATGGTCTCGCATATGAGAGCATGGCAATACTGTATTGATGTAAACGAACCTATCATGGTTCTAGAGTCAGATGCAATGTTCTTCCGCAAGTTCAAGTGGGAACAGTTGGTCGATCCAAAACCCATAAAACTAAATGACACTTTCTTTGGTGCGTGGAGACAAACCAAGGAACTACAAGTACTCCAATGGAGTGAGAAAGAGAAATTTGTAAACCTAGAAAGTAGGATCAACAAAAAACCAGACACAAAATTCACTGGTGGTATATTAGGTCTCAACTCACCTATCGGTGCTACTCGTAAGTCAAGTGTATTTCACAATGCACTGTTTGGTAAGTACGGGTTCCATAAGGTTCCGTCTGTAGATCAGATGGGAGACGATCCTTTACCGCAAGGTCTAGCAGGGAACTCTGCATATGTACTCAAACCTTGGGCTGCAAAGAAACTACTAGATAAAGTAGAAGAAATTGGAATGTGGCCTAATGATGCATTGATGTGTAAACAATTCTTTCCGTGGATGCAAGTCTGCTGGCCGTACTACACTGTATTACAAGGGGGACAGTCAACAACGACTGGTTAAACATGGGCGAATGGTTATACAAAAAATTAGCACCATATCGTGAGTGGCAAGATACACTACCGTTATGGAAAAGGATACTCGTAGAATTACTGGGTATTATTATTATCACCTCACCGTTCACACTATTCATTTGGTGGTTGACAGGTGAGACTTATATATTTCTTCCGGTGGCACAATGAAACATAGAACTAAACTTATTTTAATAACAATATTATTTACCTTGGTCGCACTTTGGCCAATGGATACTCTCGCACACTCTTCATACTGTGATGGATTTTATGAAGGATATAAAATGGTAAAAGGTGAATTCGTAACACTACCAATATGTCCGATAGAACCAACAACGCCAGTTGGGTCTACTCCGTTCAGAGAAGGGTTTAAGATGGGTATTAAATGGGCAATGAGGGAAGTTGCGTGAAGGCATATGTAATCACAATCAAAGACAATGAGAAGTCTGTAGAGGCAGCTAAACGTTGTATTGAGTCTGGTAAGAAGTGGGGTGCAGATATTGAAATGTGGACTGCAACAACACCACAAGACGCACCACGTGGAATTGCAAAAAGAAAAGGTTTTGCAGTAGAAGGATTCGAAGAGGTGTACTCACGTTTCGATAATTGTCTAGCCGCATTTTGTTCACACTATTCTCTCTGGGAACAATGTCTCAAACTGAAACAACCTATCACAATCTTTGAACATGATGCAGTAGTGACGGATCAGATTCCTGAGAGACCATTCAAAGGTGTTATGAATATAGGTGCACCAAGTTACGGTAAGTTCAATGAACCTCAACACTTTGGTGTAGGGCCTTTGACAACCAAAAGATATTTCCCCGGCGCTCATGCGTATCAGATCACACCAGCGGGTGCAAACGAACTTATAAGTAATGCGAAGATGGGAAAGGCAAGACCCACAGACGTGTATATAAATCTTGACATTTTCCCTTGGTTGCAAGAGTTCTATCCTTTTATCGCAAAAGCAGATGATAGTTTTACTACAATTCAGCGAGAAAGGGGATGTTTAGCAAAACACAATTATGGCGATGACTATAAAATTGAGAAGGTGACATGATAGAAAATCTTTTCATTACAGGGTGTGACCGCAACACAGAGTGGCAGTTACCTTGGTTCTGGGAAAACTACAGTGAGTACAATGATACTCCATTATTATTTGTAGACTTTGGTGTATCCGAAGGAACAAAAGAATGGGTCAAGTATCATATCGGTGAATCTATGTTGCTTCCAGAACAAGAATATAATGTCACTGCACAAGAGATGAACAAGAAGAGTTGGTTCAAGAAACCATCGGCAATGGAATCATCCTGTGGACGTGCAAAGAAAGTCTGTTGGTTAGATACTGACTGTCAAGTGTTTGGTGATATCTCTGGTATCTTCGATCTCACTGTACCGAATAAAATCTGTATGGTAGAAGATAGACCGTGGACAAAGAGACGTGGTGAGTATGGCACTTGGTACAATTCAGGTGTTGTATGTTGGGAAGGTAAACCAACTATCCTGAGTGCATGGAAAGAGATGTGTATTACTCAGGGATGGCATGGTGACCAAGAAACTTTATATGCCATGATGGGTGGTGATGAGATCATGAAAATGTCAATCATAGAACCATTACCGCATAAATATAATACGTTACGGTTAGATTACACTGATAAGATCGCCGTAAAGAATCCCTTGATCGTACATCATACAGGTGACAAGGGAAACAAAGTTATAAAGGAGCAAATCAATAATGTTCAGTAAAATGTTACTAGGCGTTGTAGCTGCGATGGGAGTGACCGGATACCTATACTATATGGCATCCGAAAGCAAGATCGCTAGTATGAACGCACAACTGCAAACTCAAGCAGGAGTTATTACTGCGTTTGAGACTAGACAAGCAGAACAAGTGAGAACCATCGAAGCACTTGAGGGAAACCTAAAAAAGACTACGGAAGCACTGCAAACGCAGAACGCACGTAATCAAGAGATCGAAGGTGAGATGCAGAGATATCTGAATATTTTTGCAAGACATGATTTATCTAAACTGGCAGCCGCAAAGCCGGGACTGATCCAGACACGAATTAATAAGGGGACGAAAGATGTATTCGACACAATTGAAAACGATTCTGTTGTTATCGACTCTGTTGATGACTAGTGCTTGTTCGATTTTACCGTTCAACCAGAAACCACCAGCACCAATCCCTGTAGAGATAAAAACAGTTGAGGTACAGATTCCGATTACGCATCCTACGATGCCTCGTGCAATCGATCTCAAAGAACCGCAGTGGTATGTAGTATCTGATAAAAATATAGATACTTTCTTGGAAGATATTCGCAAACAGAATGCGGGTGGAATTGTCTTTGTGGCAATGTCAGTAGGTGACTACGAACTCATGTCATATAACATGCAAGAGATTCGTCGTTATGTTAACCAGTTGAAAGAGGTTGTGATATACTATCGCACCATCAACACCAAGGAAGAGGAAGAAGTAGTAGATGAGAACGCAAATACTGAAGAGTCTTAAGGCACAGGCAGAAGGCCAAATTGAAGTCCATAAGACTAACGTAGAAGTTTATTTAAAGTTTCCTGTGGGTGTCGGAGAACATTCTGATATTCTAGAAACTATTAGTAAAGAATTGGCACAGATCGCTGAACTAGAAGATCAGTTATTCGTGCTGGAGAAGCATTTCGATGCATGAGTACCGTTGTAAAATTGTACGGGTTGTCGATGGCGACACCGTGGACGTGGACATTGATTTAGGCTTTGGTGTATGGATGCACAAAGAACGTGTACGCCTATTAGGCATAGACACACCTGAATCTAGAACAAGAGACAAAGTAGAAAAAGTCTTTGGTCTCTATGCAAAGGAGTTTCTAAAAGATGCTCTGGGTAAAGAATCTATACTCAAAACTTTTAAGGATAAGGCAGGAAAGTTTGGTCGTATCCTTGGAGAGTTTATTGTTTACGATCCTGATACTGATTCACATCGATCTGTTAATCAAATAATGATTGACAAACACATCGGAGTAAGGTATCATGGTCAGTCTAAAAATGATATTGAGGATGAACACCTTCGTAACAGAGAAGTGTTATTGGAGAACGGAACTATAAAATTATGAGAGTGAATGTTTTGGGAAATGGCCCTAGTAACTTTATGTTTAAAAGAGGTACTAAGGGAAAACTTTTGGTATGTAACATGCCACCTTTTGAACTGAATAACAAAGAGGTTCATGCTTCCTGTATGGTTGACTTCAAAATGATGAAGGCACTTCAAGAAGGTATAGTCAGACTTGATATGTATGACTGGGTACTTGGTGCGAGACCAAGAAAGTGGATGGAAATGATGCCAAATTTTTATCTAAAATATTCTCAAAACATAAGGGATTTTCATCAACATATCCCTAAATATGCTCAGCTGCCCGGCCAATCCGAAGGTCAAGCAGCGACTAATTATTCGTGTGGTCATATGGCAGTTGACTACGCCTGTAGAAAGATGAATGCGGATGAAGTACATCTTTACGGGTTTGATTCTATATTTGAATTAGATTTGGCTAGTAGTACAGATTTAATTCTAGAGAGTGATCGGACTACGCAAAATACGTACCGTCTCGCAAATAACTGGCGTCCTATATTCACTATGATGTTTCAAGAGTTTAAGGATGTTCAGTTCTATATTCATCACGGGCATGACAATGCTAAAATTAAACTGCCTAAAAACGTTACGATAATTAAAGGGGGAAAGTAACATGTGGAATAAAATTAAACAATATCCATTAGAAGTCTGGGAAGATTTTAAATCTGTCTGGAACGTTTATCCAGCCGTACTTGTATGGTCTGGTGTCCTTGTGTTGATTGCTCTATTTGTATAAATAATAGAAAACAATCAGCGGACAATTCATGAAATCCTTTAACTCGTTTTTAAACGAAGAAATCCAACTTGCAGAAGAACAAGCTGAAATCCTTATGGAGAAACTTATCACCTTTGGTGGTAAGGCGTATCCTAAGTATGGACACATTGTTCTCATGGCAGGTGGAGCCGGTTCCGGTAAGGGTTTCATCCTTTCAAATCTTGTAGGGGTTGAAGGTAAAGTCTTTGATGTTGATGAACTAAAAGCATTGGCATCAAGGACTCCTACTATCAAAAAAAGAATTAAAGATGAATTAGGTGTTGACATGGAGAACCTTGCCAACAATCTAAAAGACCCTAAGAACGTAGAACAACTCCATGACATTATTGCGAATGTCCTACGTGTAGATAAAAGAAAAGAACAAGCATTCTATCGTGGTGTCCTAGCCGCTCCCGCAGATAGAAAACCAAATATCATCTTCGATATGACACTCAAGTCTCTAGACAAACTAGAGAAGATCGCACGTGATGCCTCTATGTTAGGTTATGATAAAAAGAACGTGCATATTGTTTGGGTAGTCAACGATATCGAAGTTGCAAAACAACAGAACCAGAAACGTGCACGTACAGTGCCTTCTGAGATTCTGGTCAATACTCACCGTGGTGCCGCTAACACTATGGGTGACATCATCAACATGGGTTCTAAACTACGTAGATACATGGATGGGGATATCGTATTCGCATTCAATAAAGTTGGCGTAGATGCAACTCTACAGAAAGGTTCTGGTGCTGGTAGAAAGATCGGTATGAGAGGTAAGACCAGTGGTGGTATAGCTCTTAAAGATGCGAACTACTTCTATGTGAAACGTGCTGGTAAGAATCCTACAAGTGTAGATAAGTTAGATAAAGAAATCCGCATGAAGATCAAGTCATACGTTCCGAAGAACGTAGACTGGAACTAGAACCACTTAATAAGATTTTCCCAAGCTGAGAACTGTACTTCTCTTCCTGTAGTAACTTCCTGATCCCACTCTGCACGTGTAGAGAATGCTTTCTGCACTAGAGGTTCTGGGTTTTTACAGTTATGTCTATCAACATATCTCAATGGATCATCTTGTCCATAATTATAAAAGAGATCGATAATAGGTACTTCAGGCCCTAAACAATAAGGTTGGAAGTTTTGTCTGATATTCCAAGTATTAAATGTAGTACTATCGTATTTCTTTGGTACATGACCTAAGACCACCGCATCAAAGTTGACAGCAGGACTGGTCATAGTCCAAGAACTTGTACCGTGTTTGTATTGTTTGTTTGTATCTAAGTAAGGGATTTCCCATTCGTCATACAAGTGATGAATACATCCTTGATGTCTAGACTCAGGCGGTCTTGCGACAGTTAGGTTGAATTCATATCCGTACTCTTTATGGAAGATAGGTAAGAACTGAAAAGAGACTTCTGGTTTCATTACTTTTGAAACATTTCTATTTTCGTACTGCACTCTTTCATTAACTTCTTCAGTTGGTACTAACCAGTCTAACATTTTACCCTGATCATAATATCCTACGAATAGGACATTCTTATATCCAGCAGCTGCAATCATATTCAACGTTAGAGGACAACGAACAAACGGAGTGTTCATTCCGTTTACGTTTTCGTCTTGAAAAGTGAGATTAGACTCGTGGTCTTCTCTATAATCTTTGATGCGTCCTACGAGTGTACCCATAAAATGATCTTTGACGCCGTTGTCAACCATCTTGCCTTTTGCAATACCGTTGTCGGATGTTGCAACGATGAACTCAGAGTTTTTGTTATATAACATGGTTATCCCTTGTAAATGTTCTGTATATGGTCTTCAAACTGTTCAATCTTTTCCAGTCTGTTAGGCCATAGTATATATTCTTTCTCAGGGTTTCTCTTGAGGTTGTTCAATAACGGTGAAATTGCATTGTACAACTTGTCAAGTTTTTCCTGAGTCGATATTACCGCAGTTGTATTCAACTGATTGGTTTGTTGTGCCTGTTGCACTACTTCGAGTTCATCTTCATTTGCGAAGGTAAACCCGAAATCGAATAATTCTTCACTCATATTTATAATCCTTGGTTTGAAAAAAAGTTACCTTTTTTCTATTTATACGCTTGCCTTTTCCTAAAATAGCTGGTAGCCTATACTTATGTTTAATGATAAAAGAGATATCCAATACGAAGGGTACGAAGCCCACATTGACGGTGAATTCCATCATGGAATCATACTAGAAGTAACTGAAGATGGTCTTATGGTAAGACCTTTCCACAAGGACTTTGTAATTCCACCATATGATGATAGTTATGAACCATACTGGATTGCAAAGGAAGATTTCGACAAAGTCAAGTTAGAAATCTGGGATGATAACTGGGGTTGTGATAATAGTGCGATAGGCCTTGACGGTTGTTTTGAACCGTGGAGACACGTTTGGGATGAAAATAATTTGAAATTTTCTTACTATTAGGGCTTGCCAAATGGTAATTTTTTTAGTAATATAGTATAGTAATTTATTGAGAGAGGTAATTATGTTAAAAGTATATCAATTCGGACTGTCCAAATCAGAGGGTGACCTAGTCAACTCTAAAGGATGGGACGCAACCCCTAAGACCGAAGCTTACATTGGTAAGTGGAAAGGTTATCAAGAAGGTACTGGTCAGTACTACACTTACGTTGCTAACGTTCAATCTAATGAACTAGAAGAGGCATTTCACTTGATGAATGCTTGGAATGATCTGGACAAGGTTGAGTGTTACAGAGACGAAACAGGTTTCGCACCACACATCTACTCTATGTCAGTAGGTGATGTTGTGGAGAAAGAGGGTGAATTCTATTCGTGTGAACCAATGGGATTTGCTAAGATTAACCCGAATGAGTACGACTCATTCCCAACACAGGAGAATTATGCCACAGGTAACGCCTAGAAGAGTTGGTCATAAGGGCAAGTATGTCGAGTCCTTTGACAAAATGTTAAACAGGTTCAAGAGAGCTTGTAACAAAGCTGGAATCGTATCGGAATGTAAGAAGAGACAATTCTACGTCAAACCGAATGAGACCAGAAATCAAATCAAAATGAAACTCAAGAGAAAGCAGAAACTCGCTAAGTTCAAAGCTGCTAACTCTGGGTACAGGAGAGGGACAGGAAAGTTCTAATGGGAATGATTTACGGATCAATGCGTCATAGTTCTACTGGACGCAAAAAGAAAAAGAACTACTGGACTACCAAATCACGGACACCGGAGTTTAAACCCTACACGCCTGCCAAGGTGGTTCGTAGAGAAACTCCGGAATATCCTTCTCACGAGTTGACCACCTACACCCCTGAGAAGGATAAGTCCTACCAGTTGGAAGAGTCTAAGAAGTTTACAGTGGCGCCTGCATATAACAAAGGTGCTTATCAGGTTATTCCAAAAAGTGATATCAAGCACATTGGTAAGTAGAAAATATTCTAAAAAAACGCTTGACTTCACACCAAGTTTATCCTATAATGGGTACATAGATTGATGAGAGAGGTTTGGTTATGTATGATGATTTGATGAATGAGTTGATCTGCCTCTGTGAGGTACGTGGTGAGTTAGATGCGGAAGGCAATGCTCGCCTAGAGCAACGCATCGTTGAAATCAAAAAGCAACTAGAGGAGTTGTCATGAACGGTCAAGGATTTACTGTGAACCCTACCAAGCCAATGCATATGGTTAAGTCAATCACTGAGAAGGAACTTGGCTTCCTTCAACGTCAATGGACATCTAACCAGAAGCGTATCGACGAACTCGTCACCCACCAACAAGAGATCGATAAGTTGTTCGACAAGATCGATCAAGGTAAAGTTTTAATTGAGGGAGAAATATAATGAACGGTAATATTGTTCGACACTTTTGTGTCACGCCCGGCCACGGTTATCTACGTGTGCCTTTGTCTGACTTGGAGTTTCTGGGTATTGAGAACCAGATCACTCCATTTTCATATAAGAACGGAACCCATGCGTTCCTAGAAGAAGACTGCGACTACGAGACCTACATGTCTGCGGCCGCAGAGAAAGAAGTTATGGTCAATGTTGTAGAACGTGGTGCGCCATCTGGTCTAGAGACATTCGATCCATTCCCACGTCCCACAAAAGGGATGTTCGCCAAACTGTATGAGAATCCGCAATTCCACTATTAATCGATTTTATCAATGAGAAAGTGGATAATAATCGAAAAAAACCATGAAGAAAGGGTTGCCAATCCACCCGTTTTTCGAGATAATAGTACCCTAATTGATGAGGACTACAGTATGGAATTCGAGATCACAGGACAAGTCAAGAACAAACGACTCGTTCACTTCTACGTGAAGCAGATGATCAAGGAGTTGGGTTTGAACCGACTCCGCAAACCAGTTATCAAAATCAAATTTGTGACCAATGCAGACGGAGCAGATGGTCTTTGCGATGGTGAAAAAAATAAATACGCAGAGATACTAATTGCTCGTAAGTGTCCTCACACTGGTCGTAAGTTTGGATTTGTTGAGATGATGCAAACTCTCGCTCATGAGATGGTGCACGCTCGTCAGTTTATCCGTGGTCAACTTTTCAATCAAGGTGGTTGGGCATGGAAGGGTCGTAACGCTGATGGTTACGAGTATGAGAATCAACCTTGGGAGAAGGAAGCATATCGTCTAGAAAAGGAATTGTTCATGGAGTGCTTTCCTCACTTTGCGGGGTTCAACAACTAGGAGAGAAAATGGACTTTGAAAACTTTTGTCGAGAGATGTATACTGAGAATCAGATTGAACGTCAACAATGGCATGACGAACCAATCACATTCGAAGATTACAAATCTAAGTGTCGAAGTTTCTTAAAAGAGGCTTATGAAAAACGTAACAAAGAAAAATCCGGTGGCGAAGAACTTGAATAAGTTCAACAAACCAGCTACTCACGTGGATCGTAAGAAACGTGATGCACGTGGGTATCGCAAACATAAAGGGGAGAGTGCTGAGTGAATATATTTGGAATTGAATATGATGATAAACGTGGTTTCCTATTTCCAGATGCGATAGACTCAGCACGATCTCAATGCGATAAGCACGTGGTCAAAATGCCGCTCGAAAGCGCTCAGATGCTCTGTACGGCACACCGACTACTGGATGGTGGTAACGAAGACCTATACAAGATCGCCCACCCTAAACACCCGTCTACACTTTGGACTATTGAGTCTGAAGACAACTACATGTGGCACTACCGTCATTGGATGGAACTCTGCAAAGAGTACACGTATAGATACGGTAAAGTACACAAGTCATGGGAGAAGTTCGGTATCCGACTCGCCCGTCCACCTAAAAATATTCCCAAAGGAATGTTAACCCCATTCAAATTGGCGTTCAAGAATTACCCCGAATGTGTTGTTGAAGGAGACCCTGTACAATCATATCGGAATTTTTATCAGACCAAACAGGATCGATTCAAAATGGTCTGGACAAAACGTCGAGTACCAAATTGGTTCTTGACAAGTGATATCAGTTAGGAGTATAATATGGCAATTTCAAAAGAGGAGCGTTACGCTATGATTCGAAGAGCTGCACTTAAGTTGCAACAACGTCAACAGAGTCAGAGGCGTGTGTCTCAACTCCAAAGAAAGAAATATGAAAAGGCAATAGAAGTGTTAGACGATCAGTCTGACATGCATTGGGATGATACTGATAAGTATCTTAACGCTCACTACGGTGAGATTTTTGAAGGAGAAGCTAATGATGGCAATCGATATGACTCGTGATGATATGTTAACAGCCCTACGTGAGGGTACTGTTAATCTTTCATTTGAGAAAGTAAAGGACGGTCAAGTGCGTGAGATGAACGCAACCTTGGTAACCGAAAATATTCCAACAGACAAGATGCCGAAAGGCGGTACTGTGGATCAATCTGTCGGCGGAGACTCTACAATTCGTGTATTCGATACTGATATACAGGAATGGAGAAGTTTTCGTGTTGACAAGGTTTTATCATTTGGATAAATAGAACTATGACTAAAGGACAGAAAGCGGCAGAAACTCGAAAGAGAAAACAAGCAGCTGCTCTAAAAGAATTAGGTTTCGAACGCAAGAAGATCAAGCGTAAACGCAAACCTATGACTGAAGAGCAGAAGGCAGCTGCACGTGAGAGACTTGCAAAGGCACGTGAGAAACGTGGCGTAACTGGTCTCGCATCTGTCCATCCGTCATTACGTGATTTACCAGAAGACCACTTTATACACCCGTTAAAGGTCAAGTCGTGGATCAAAGATAATGAGATGAAGTTAAAAGGGATGACGGGTATGAAACACTCTTCTAATGCAAAGGAGAGAGGTGCATATAATGATCTCGCAAACTACATCAAAAATATGAAGAACTATCTGACCAGTGCTCACTGGGGAGATTTCCGTTATGGTGCCGATGGGGAACATCGTGTGCAACGTATATGTGTTGCCATGGCCTACTACCCCGATGGAGAACCTAAAAGATCATACGGTATCTACTACCCTGATATTGGACAGGTATGGACTAAAGAACTTGAGGTAATGTGGTATGGTGAAAACTATGAACCCCGAAGAGTCGCCGTCGAAAAACTTTCTGACGAAGAAGAACTTCTCGAAGATGGTGGAAGAGACGGTGAAGAAAACGGAGATGAACTATATTGATTCTATAGTACATCTGTGTGAAAAGAACAACATTGAAGTAGAAGACATCAAGAAGTATCTGAATGATCAGATCAAAGAACATCTTGAAGCAGAAGCAATGGGTCTTAACTTTATTAGAAATACGTCAACTCAATTAGATGTCTAAGATTAAATTTAAACCACAAGTCAGACGCTTGTTATCAGAAGAACAAATTCAAGAACTCAAGGATATTGAAGCTCCTTGGGTTCAGTCACATTCTGCAAAAGGTTCTACAGAAGAGACCTATGTAGACATGGTAAAAAACAACGCTGAATATGATAACGTGTATGTTGACGGTCAGGCATTTAGATTAAGTAAAAATAAAGTGATCACAACTGCAATGATCGATGATATCAATTATGAGTTCGATCATGTTTGGGCAGATGCTGGTCTTAAAGTTGTAGACACAAACTACTTGAGATATGAAGAGGGTGATTGGTTAGCACCACACAATGACGCATCTCAATATGTTGATAAGTATGGTGAACATCTGGATCGACAGATAACAGCAGTGACAATGATTGATAAGTCAGATGATCTACGTGGCGGAACCCTGTGCGTTTATCAGAAAGGATTACGCATGGAGTTTGACCTAGAGATAGGTGAGACAGTATTCTTTCCTGCCGAAGACTTACATGAATGCACAAAAATACGTAGAGGTTTTAGAGAGATATTAGTTTCGTGGATGGCTTAAAAAAAGGATTTGTACTTTCCGAAGAATCAAAACAAGAACTTCTTGATTGTTTGGATTCCGATGCATTTCTACACACACAGGCAACTATCTTTACTAAGAAAAAAGAGGATGCCCTTAAAGTTGCTAGAGTAATGAGGGGCACTACTCAAAGAGTATTGTTACATGCAAGTATGTTTCCTGAAGCATGTAAACAATTTGAAGAATGGGTCGATGATGGAACTGTAGTAAGTCAGTTTGATTTATTGGTTTATAGAAAAGATTCTAGGTTCTCACCTCACACTGACAATTACGCCAGTGTAAAAGACCCTGAGAATGAGAGACCTATTCGAGGAACAGACAGAATTCATTCAACTAGTACGGTACTATATAAAAGTGACGATCTAGTTGGTGGGGACTTAGTTCTCTATGACGATACAACTAGCACTTGTCTTCGAGGTAGTGAACTAAGGAGCAATGGCAACGTGGTAGATTTAGAAGTAGGGGAAACCGTACTCTTTGAACCGGATCGTTGGCATGAAGTAACTAACGTAGAAAGCGGAACAAGAATCTGTTTGATATGTTGGTTAAAAAACCCTTCAAGTCTTTTTTAAAAAAAGTGCTTGACACACGGGGTATAAATAGTGTATTATATCATGCAATACGTGGATAAAACGTTAATACAAATATATACGAAAATATACGGAGAAAATATATGAGCTTTGCTGATCTTAAGTCCAAATCAATGGACGTTTCAAAACTGGTAACTGCCGCTAACGAAATGACTGGTGGCACTACTGAGAAAAAATCCTACGGTGATGACCGTTTCTGGAAACCAACAGTTGACGAAGGTGGTAACGGGTATGCCGTTATCAGATTCTTGCCTGCTGGTGAAGGACAAGAATTACCTTGGGTACGTTATTGGGATCACTTCTTCAAAGGCCCTTCTGGACAGTGGTACATTGAGAAGTCTCTGACTACAATTGGTCAGAATGATCCTGTGTCTGAATTGAATTCCCGTCTGTGGAATTCTGGTGTCGAAGATGACAAGGAGATTGCACGTAAGCAGAAGCGTAGACATCACTATGTGTCTAACATCCTAGTTGTTAATGACCCATCCAACCCAGCGAACAATGGGAAAGTATTTCTCTATGATTTTGGAAAGAAGATTTTCGACAAGATCATGGATAAGATGCAACCTGAGTTTCCCGGCGAGGAACCAGTGAACCCATTCGACTTCTGGAATGGTGCAGACTTCCAACTCAAGATTCGTAACGTTGCGGGTTACCGTAACTATGACAAGTCTGAGTTCAAGGCTCCGTCTGCATTGTTTGAAGCGGATGAGGTAAAACTCGAAGCAAC